CTGGCAGAATGACACACCATAGCCCAAACATGGCCCAGATACCGTCATCATCCAGTCCTTATGGGGAAGAGTGTCGTTCCTGCTGGATTGTTGATGAAGGATATAGCCTAGTTGGGGCTGATGCTAGTGGCTTAGAGTTGCGGATGCTTGCACATTATATGAAGGATGCTGATTATGTTAGAGAAGTCTGTGAAGGTGACATTCATACCAAAAACCAAAATGCAGCAGGTCTTCAAACAAGACCACAAGCGAAGACGTTCATCTACGCATTCTTATACGGGGCAGGACCAGCTAAGATCGGGTCAATTGTGGGCGGTGGTAGACAAGAAGGCGAACAACTTATCGGCTCTTTTCTGGATAACACGCCGGCACTCAAGGCACTTAGGGCAAAGGTTGAGAGGATGGCAGAGAAAGGCCACTTACCAGGATTGGACGGTCGTAGACTTTTCGTTCGTTCCACACACTCAGCACTTAACACGCTCTTACAGAGTGCTGGTGCGATAGTAATGAAGCAGGCGCTGGTGATACTCAGTAACAAGATAAAGAAAGATAAGATTGATGCACACTTTGTCGTTAATGTCCACGATGAATTTCAGTTGGAAGTGCGGCGCGACCAAGCAGAAATAGTTGGTAAGTTAGCGGTAGAATCAATAGCAGATGCTGGTGTGTTGCTAGAACTAAACTGTCCGCTAACAGGCGACTACAAAATAGGATCATCATGGGCCCAAACTCACTAAACGATGTAAAGCAAGGTATCTTTGTCTACGAAGATTTAGATGGTAAGTTAGTTATCGGAATGTCAAATAACCTTATAGATAGAAAGGACATCGCATACAAACTATTGACAGAAGCGTTAGATGTTGTTACACTTGATTTATTGCAGGATCAGTTGAAAGACAGTACCAACCTCCATTAACCCTACAGGAGAATTAAATGGAATTAGCAAAGCCAGTAAAGATCAAAGCAGAAGTAATGTGGTGCTTCCACAATAAGCAAAATGAGATGAGCAACAAGTACCAGGTTGACCTCTGTAACCTCTCAGAAGGCGCTGTGAAGGCTCTGAAGAGTCTTGGCCTAGAGCCACGGCAGCGTGATGACAAGCCAGAGAAAGGCTTCTATATCACCGCCAAGAGCAATATCCCCATCAAGGTGTTCAGCCAGGATGGTGATGATCTGTCAGAAGTTGCCATCGGTAACGGCAGCAAGGCAGTGGTGTTGATCTCTTCCTATGAATGGAAGTGGAAGAATAAAAGCGGATGTTCTGCAACAATCAAGAAGATGGTTATTGAGGAACTCCACTCTTATGATGGTGAAGATAGTAGTGAACAAGAAGACGATGATATTCTTTAATCGAAAGGAAAAATATGTATATCGTTAAACAAGGTAATCGTAAGTTGACTAGCAAACTGTTCAAGGCTGGCTTTAAGAGCTACGAAGACGCACGCAATACCGTACGCAAGTATCTCCGCAGTCTTGGCCTTAGCCGTACCCTCAGCGACAACCAGATCGCTATCGTAAAGGCCTAAAGTGATAGCTCTGATAGATGCTGATGTGGTTGCTTATCGCATTGCCTTTGGCTGTCAGGACGAGCCAGAAAAGATTGCGATTGCAAAGGTATCAGAGTTTCTAGAGGAGCTTGTTTTCACTTACACCGATGTAGAGGACTGCGAAGGCTATCTAACCGGCAAACAAAACTATCGGTTCGACATAGCAAAAACAGCACCATACAAAGGTACTAGAGTATCTGAGAAACCTAAGCATCTGGGCATAATTAGGCAGTATATGATCGATGCTTGGGCCTTCTCTGTCCAAGAGTATCAGGAAGCAGACGATGCCATTGGCATCAGAGCTTACAGCCTCGGTGAAGAAGATTATGTTATCTGCTCCATCGATAAAGATCTGGATAACATTCGTGGTAAGCATTATAACTTTGTTAAGAATGAGCATTACACTATCACCGAAGAAGTAGCAATCAAGAACTTCTATCGGCAAGTCTTAACTGGTGACCGTGTTGACAACGTGCCTGGATTGGCTGGTATTGGCCCTAAGAAGGCTGATAAGATACTGAAGGACTGTGTTACTGAAGCAGAGTTATTCAACGCAGTTTTAGCGGCGTATGATGGTGATATTGACCGCATGACGGAGATGGCTCAGTTACTCTGGATTCGACGAAAGGAAGGTGAGTTGTGGACAGCGCCCCAGTTATCTTAGTAGAATGGCAAGACGCTGTATGTGGTGCTGGTTGGGAAACTGATTCCACACCAGAACTACATTCTTGTACAACAGTTGGTTACCTTATTGCTGAGAGTGATGATGCGTTGTTGATTGCTTCAACAATATCGATGGGTAGTAATAATGCCAGGATTGCAATACCAAAGGCATGGATACAAACCAGAAGGGAAATAAAGATTGAAACCAAGCAGCGCAAAAAACAAAGGCAGGATCTTTCAGCAGTGGGTGAGGGATCAGATCATAGCGAAGTTTAATCTGGAGGCAGATGATGTACGATCAGTCAGTATGGGTGCGGGAGGTGAAGATGTCCTCCTCTCACCAACAGCAAGAAGCAGATGCCCAATTTCTGTGGAATGTAAGTCAAGGGATAGAATTGCCGTATACGGATATTACGAACAAGCGGAAACGAATGCAAAAGGAAAAGGAGAGCCTGTCGTATTTATTAAACAAAATAGATCCAGCCCTCTTGTAGTTGTAGACGCTGAATACTTTTTAGATCTACTGAAAGGACAGAAAAATGCATAAATATACTTTTAACTTTGAAGAGTACGATGAAATAGATGTTCCAGGCTATCCTGTTACTCGTGACTTTGAACACCGCATTACCGTAAATAGTGATCAAGCCTGGGAAGTTCCTCTGAAGTCTTTTGTTACCTTCCTTAGTTCTGTCTACGGCTATGACATCTCAGAAAGCATCACCATCGATACTCTGATGCCTTCAGATCACTTTAGATATAATCTGCGTGACGATGATCTTAGTCAGCGTGTTCGTGATGCTTTGCGTGAGGATGATCATAACGAATGAAACATCTAATCATACCAGATTGTCAAGTCAAGGACGGTGTTCCCCTTGAGCATTTGGAATGGATTGGTAATTACATTGTTGATAAGCAGCCTGATGTAATTGTTTGTATTGGTGACTTTGCTGATATGCCTTCACTGTCAGAGTACGACAAAGGCAAGAAGTCTTTTGAAGGTAGACGGTACAAGTTAGATATTGAAACCACCAAGAAAGCAATGGATATGCTGCTCAATCCATTAAGGGAATACAATGCAAGAGCAAAACGAAACAAGGATAAACAATATAGACCCAGAATGGTTCTCACGCTTGGCAACCACGAAAACAGAATTAACAGAGCAGTCGAAGGAGATCCTAAACTCGACGGCACTATTAGCATCTCTGATCTCGGATACACAGAGAGTGGTTGGGAGGTGTTTAATTTCCTTGAACCTGTTGTTATTGACGGTGTGGTTTACTGTCATTACTTGGTATCTGGAGTAATGGGTAGACCTATCGGCACAGCAGCAGCAATGGTGTCTAAGGTGCATCAGAGTGCCGTTGTAGGTCATCAGCAAGGCAGACAGGTTGCTTATGGTCGTAGGGCTGACGGTAGTAACATCACCTGTATTATCGCTGGTAGTTGCTATCTGCATGATGAAGACTACATGGGTCATCAAGGTAACAAGCATTGGCGTGGTGTTTTAATGTTGCATGAAGTTAGTTACGGTCACTTTGATGAAATGTTTGTGTCCTTGGACTATTTAAGGAAGAACTATGCAAGAGCCTAGCCTTGGTCAGATGTTGAAACAGAAGTTAGACGCATCTCAGCAGATTGGGGGTGATCACTATCTAGGTACTATTCAGCCTTGGGATGCTATCATTGCCTGGGGACTTGATCCCTGGTCAGCGAATGTGGTAAAATACATTCAGCGATTCCCTAAAAAGAATGGTAAACAGGATCTGGAGAAAGCAATGCATTACCTTGAATACTTGATTCAGAATTATGATACAATCCGTACTAAATATTACAAGGAGTAACTATGGCGTATACTTTGCGCGATATAATGAGTAAACTTACTCAATATGATGAGATAATGCTGTTGGAGTTACTAAATATATCCGCAGAGGAATTAGTAGAGCGCTTTATAGACAAGATTGAAGAACGATTTGAAATACTAGAGAGAGAACTAAATGACTAAAATGGATACCTATCAGCAGTTTATTTCAAAATCAAGGTACTCACGATTCCTTCCTGAGAAGAACCGCCGTGAGAACTGGAATGAAACAGTAGCACGCTATTTCAACTTCATGGAAGACCATCTCCAGAAGAACAATAACTATGCACTAACAAGGGAACTACGCAACAAATTAGAGAGTGCTGTAGTCAACTTAGAAGTAATGCCGTCTATGCGTGCCATCATGACAGCAGGTAAAGCGCTGGAGCGTGACAACACTGCTGGCTACAATTGCTCATACCTGCCTATCGATGATCCGAAGGCATTTGATGAGGCTATGTACATCCTGCTCTGTGGCACAGGGGTAGGTTTCTCTGTGGAGCAGAAATATGTTAACCAATTACCTGAAGTCCCTGACCAGTTATTTGATAGTCAAACTACTATCGTTGTTGCCGATAGCAAAGAAGGGTGGGCTAAAGCACTACGACAGCTTATGGCTCTTCTATATTCTGGTGAAATTGCAAAGTGGGATCTATCGAAAGTTAGGCCAGCGGGTACTCGACTTAAGACATTTGGGGGAAGAGCAAGTGGCCCCGCCCCATTGGAAGAGTTATTTAAATTTACCATCGCTAAGTTCAAAGGTGCAATGGGTCGCCGTCTCACTTCAATCGAATGCCATGATATTCTGTGCAAGATCGGGGAAGTTGTTGTGGTTGGCGGGGTGCGTAGATCGGCAATGATTTCCCTATCTGACTTGCAAGACGATAAGATGCGTAATGCTAAGTCTGGCGCATGGTGGGAGCAGAATGGGCAACGTGCGCTAGCGAATAATAGCGCTACGTATACACAGATGCCAGATACATCACAGTTCTTACACGAGTGGACTAGCCTCTATGACAGCCACAGCGGTGAGCGTGGCATCTTCAGTCGTGAAGCCTCTGTCAAGCAGGCAATGAAGAATGGTCGCCGTGATCCTAACTATGAGTTCGGCACTAACCCATGCAGCGAGATTATCCTGCGTCCTTACCAGTTCTGTAACCTTACAGAGGTGGTGGTGCGTGCTGAAGACACTGTAGAGGATCTAAAGCGTAAGGTAGAGATTGCCACTATCCTTGGTACATTCCAGGCTACAATGACACACTTCCCCTATCTGCGTAAGATATGGCAGAAGAACACTGAAGATGAGCGTTTGCTTGGTGTATCGCTAACAGGCATCCTAGACAACAAGATGATGGGAGAAGTAAGTGCTGCAACTGCGAAGAATCTTGAACAACTACGACAAGTCGCCGTGGACACCAATCTTCAGTATAGCGGCATTCTCGGCATCCCTCAGAGCGCTGCTATCACTTGCGTTAAACCTAGCGGCACTGTGTCTCAACTTGTTGATTCTGCCTCTGGCATTCACACTCGACATAGCCCTTATTATATTCGTCGCGTTCGGGGCGATAAAAAAGATCCTCTGTCGCAATTTATGATTAATGCCGGCATCCCTGCTGAAGACTGTGTTATGCGTCCAGAGTCTACTGTGGTATTCTCATTCCCACAGAAGTCGCCTGATGGCGCTCGTATCCGTGAGGACTTGACAGCGCTACATCACTTGGAATTGTGGATGCAGTATCAGCGTCACTGGTGTGAACATAAGCCGTCTGTCACCATCTCTGTCAAAGAAGATGAATGGCTTGATGTAGGCGCTTGGGTGTATCGTAACTTCAATGAGATCAGCGGTATCTCTTTCCTGCCGCATGATGGCGGAAGTTATCGCCAAGCACCCTATGAAGAGTGCGATAAGGCTGCTTATGATGCGCTAGTAGCAAAGATGCCTACATCGATTGATTGGGATAGCCTTAATGAGATGGATGATAATGTTGAAGGCGCTCAGACTTTAGCGTGTGTTGCTGGTCATTGTGAAATCTAAGGAGAAACTATGCAGATAACTATGCACATTATTACTGGTATCATGTTTGGGTTGGAGTATTCAGAGCAAGAAGATGAAGATGGCCCATTCAATTGTATTGTTCTTGATCTAGCCATTGTGCGGTTCTGCTGTATGTGGGACAGCAATTAAAGAAGTCTTTAGTTCCTTTGGTTGAAATTAAAAAGCCCCTTAATTGGGGCTTCTTTTTTAGTAACTCCAGAGTGCAGGTCTGGTAGAGCCTTTACCAACATCTAAGTGTATAAACCTACCAGTACCTTTCTGTTGCACGCCAATGCCTGTAAAACCCATGCCAATGGCTTTGTGCAGTAACTCCATAGCAGCCTCGCCTTGAAGAGCAACATCGGCAGCAATGCCTTCTGCGTGCGTTCCAGGCACACCCTTGTTCTTTTCTATAGGATGTAGAGGACAGCGATAGCCTGAAGTTATTGGCATTGGCTTGCCATAGGCATTGCGTAACTCCTGTAACTTTGCTACCAACTCTTCTTTGATGCCTTCAGAGCCACAGTGCTGACAAGCAAACTCAGATCGTTTAAAGTTAGGATATTTACCCCAGTCTATCATTGGCTTTTTCCTTCTTCATGTTAAGAATCTTCTCAAGCGTTCTACCACCAAAGTAGAAGGACATAATTAACATCCCCCACTGACCTAGTAACTCTACATAGTTGCTGTTGGCATTATAGCCAAAGGCAGACATAAAGGCAAAGATAAAGTAGGCTGCTAAGATGGCTATAAGCGTCATAGGACGGATGTTCTTGGATAGCCAAGAGTCACTACCCATGTCAGCCTGTAAGCGCTTTGTAAGCTCTTCCTGCTCTGTTATATCCGCTTGCATCTTCTGTAACTCACCTTGATGCTGCATCTCTAACAGTTTTAACTGTGCTTGTGCTTTAGCCTCTGGATTAGGAATAACTTTATCCAGGATCTTAGAGCCAATCTCTAGTATTAGTGGTATAGGAATCATTGATACTCCATAGTTAGGTACACTGCACCAACAATACACCCAATTACAACCAATATCAGCATCGTTATCCAGAAGGTTAGCAGTGCTGTCTCTATAAACTTATAGGTCTTGGCTTTCTTTGCTAACTCTGCTTTGAGTTGTTGGCGCTTTTCTTCTTCCCTTTGTTGTCTGGCTTTGACTTGGAAGTTATTCCAGTCATCCCACAGCCCAGGCCTGCCATGATATATCATCATCTCTCGCAACTCTTGTTCTTGTTGTTTTAGTTGCTCTAGTGCTAGGAACTCTTCTAAGTCTGACCGCTTCTTAGTGCTAGTCTTCTCTACTTTTTCTTGTAACTTGTTCTTATTATCAAAGTATTCTAGTAGTGACTGACCAGCACTAAGTATCTCGCCTCCATTCTTGATAGCAGTCTTTATTACTTGAAAGGCTGCATTTGCCGCTGCTAGTTCGGCTAACATTGTGTCTCCAAGTCATGTGGTTACTCTTCTTCAGCAAAGTAAAACCCACCCTCTTCCTCTGCTGCCATCTCTTCTTCAGGTGTTGTTGGCTCTTGACCAAGAACATTCTCTTTAACACCAACATAAAAATATTGTGGTAATACAGATTTCCCT